TTCATTTTTCCTCCGGCTTAAAATCCGCAGCAGGTACTAGCTGGTCAGGACAAGTCCCAGTTACAGCACAGGTAGGACGCTGACACTCAGGTTTATTCCAGTTCTTGTTATCTTGACAGGGATAACGGAACCTATCCTCACACCCTACGAGACTAAGAATGAACAACAGCCAAAGCACGCGCATACTGAGCCTCTCTATCTTCCATACCCTTGTAACCACCGTTAATGACCTTAGTCATTCCTCTAAGATCACCAGCGTCTGCGAATCTATTTAGCTTATTTTCCGACCAAAACCAGCAAGCACTCTGGGCTGCTCCTTCGAATGTCTGCATATATTCAGCAGCTTCTTGCGGAGTCATCTCTAGGCTAGCAGCGAACCAAAAATAGTTATCCTTGCCAGTTAGCTGGATTAGACCTCTGCCCTTGTAGACGCTCCCCTCTTGGCTAGCCTCGTCACCGTTACCCATACGATTCGCATAGACGTAATTGGCGATCTTATCCGGCTGTTTAGCGTAAGCCTTAGCCTGTGAGTCTGTAGCGAAATACTTAGGGAATACCTTGAGGAGACCTTGAGCAGAGTAGTTCAGGTTTTCTGTTAGCCAGACGAATCCACCTGATTCATGGTGGCATTGGGCTAGGAATGACGCTATACGGTTAGGAGTCGTAATCTCGTATTCTTCTAGGAGTGACTTTCCACCTAGCTCAGTCTGAGAACTGAATAGTGCGTCATACCATTGATCCGGGTACTTTGAGTTAGGGATAAACTTCTTAAATGCCTTGCGATCAATCACGATACATCCTCTCTATCAGTATGTCTCGCCGTAACTCTTTCATCTTTCTGACTTCATGTACAGCAGCCTGAGTCGCTATGTGCATATCCCAGAGCATAAATCCAATAACAGGCATTACGATAAAGAAAGTTAATAACACCGCCATGACAGTAATCAATAATGTCCAAGGGATGTTCTCATCGTCTCGCTTCTTACTATCAGCACCATTAGCATTATTGCCCATAGAATTGTAAGAACGACTGCCCCAATCCATGCCAGCTGACTTTTTACCCGATTTATCTGTTGCCTTCGTTGCCATCGAGCCGCTTGAATCTTTCTAGTCTCTATCGCCAGAGCATCTGCTTGCTCGTTCTGGATGTCAGTCCATGCCTTCTCAAACCTTGCCCATACAGAACCTAGTTCTGGTGGAGTGTTATAGACCATTTGCTCCCTGACCTGAGCCAACATATCGTTAAGTTTGGATTCCAGCCTGATCCTCTCTAATGCTCTACGACCTAGCGATAAGTCACCTTTATAGACCTCTTTAGCCGCTGCTTCACTCTGGACGTATATCTTTACCAGAGCCTCGTACTGGTCGATAAACGTACCTAGATTCGACCAAATATCGTTAAGCACATCATCTGGTACAGCCTTGGCTACTTCCTGAACTCGCTTAACTTCTTCGTTATATTGCTTCTTCTGCTCAGGACTAGGATCGACGATCTTGTGATACTGTTCTTTTAGGTCTTTTAGTACGTCGCTGACATCTCCGCTAGTACTCTTAATCTGCTTGTAAAGGTCTACGCCTTTTTTAGCAAGATCGATTGCTGTAGTACAGGCTTTATAAGCCGCAGCAATGGTTATCGGATCAATCACTCTACATGGAGACGCATCTTTATATCGCTTAACTCTTTACGGAGTTCTTCGTTATGCTCCTCGCATTTACGGTTCTGTTCTTCAACAGCCGCTAGACGAACAGACATACGCTCGACTTCTTCTCGCAAGGTAGTAATAACCTGTTGCCATGCAGCATCAGTTATCTCAGCAGACTTATTGTTGCGATTATCGGCCTGAATCTTTTGATACATAGCCCAAGCTCCTGCACCTAGACCACCAATACCTACGACGATTTGAGAGAATAAGTTTTCCATGTTAGGACTTCATAATAAACGCGAGTGCGTAGTATGGAGGAAGGTTTGCATTGGTGCCGCTGGAACCTGCGGAGTCAATCGTGTGCGTGTGAGTTCCAGCAGAGTTTGTATTATAAGTAACTGGAACGGTTCCAACCCCCCGCATAACTATCTCAGAACCAGATTGGTTAGTTATTCGAACTTCATTACCGTTAATACCATGTTGGTGGTCTCCTGCGGCTTGAGCAGTATGCGTATGGCTTACAACAATCGCATCTTTAGAACCACCAGATTGAGTAGCTGAACCAGTTACAGCAGTCTTAGCTGCTCCACCATCGTCAGCGTTAGCAGCAATAATAAAGCGATTACGCAAGTCTGGGGTGCTATTAGAGCCATCGCATAAGAACCATCCAGTAGGGATGGTAGCGATAGTCCCAGACCACATGACGATAACGCCAGTAGGAATAATGTCTCGAACAAATGCAGTCGTAGCGAACTTAGTGCTATCGTCAGAAACGCTAGGAGTAGCCCCAGTAGCAGTACCTGTAACAGCTAGATTCCCACCAATACTAAAATTATCCCCATCAGTACCAGCTTGCATATCCTTCAGTTGAGCCATTAGCTCTCGGATAGCGTTATTGATACCAGATGGCGCACATCCTTCAGCAATGTTAATGCCGCCAATATCGGTATTGTTTGCTGCTGTTGCGCTGTATTCGCTAACTTTGTTCTTTGGCATGATTACATCCCAGTAATGTTTCTGAGTTCTTCCTCAGTGACGTTAAGTGGCGTTAATAGCCCTCTAGCTCCAGTTACAGCAGGTACTAGATTAGGCGGAACTATAGACCCACGACCTGCTCTCATAATGTCAGCTAGGTTTTGTACTGAACTTTCACGCATTTTCCCAGCACCATAACGTGATGCCATAGCACCAATCGTAAATGGCAGGCCAATCGTAGGCTCATATACAGTAGCACCACCAGCAAATAACCCACCAACTGAACTTGTGGGAGCAAATCTACCGTAGAACTTTAGTAAATTCTGGGTAGTTGAGCCTTTAGCAGCAGAACGAATAGCAGCTTGTTCCTCTTTGGTAAACATACGCATCTTCTTGTCATTCTTAGCCAACTGACGTAACTGTTGCGCTAAGGAATTCTCTGCACCAGACTGAGTAAACTTGCTAACGTCTAATTTAGCGTTCTCAAGCATATCCTCGAAAACATCAGACTTCATTAGCTTGGAGTATTCATCTCTAGCCTGTTTCCACAAAGCAGTACCAGTTTTTGTATTTGCACCCAAAATATCGCTACTTGGCGCATTAGCAACATAATCATCAAATTCATCTTTGAGGATAGTTGCCATTCTGCGTTCTTCAGGATCAATACTAGCTTGTGCGCTACGGATTGCCTTACGGAGATTCGTTAGCCCAGTAAAGTCTTTTGGTGTAGCTGGATCAGTCAGACGCTTAAATGCAATGTCCAACTTAGGATAAGCCCCACCAGCCTCATATCCCTCATCTCTTAGGCTGTTCATTACCCCATCCATCTTGTTCGCAAACTTAGGGGAATTAAACATTACGCCTGATTCTTTGGCTCTTTCAAAGAGTTTAGTAGACTTGGTAGCCAATTCTTCACGAGTAGGGGCAAAAGGCTGCTTAGAGCCAACACCAAACGCAGCACCAGTACCCATACCAGCAACCATGCCAGCAACCGGACTACCAGTAACCTCACCTACACTCTGACCAACAGCAGCACTAGGAGCAGCAGCCGCTAGTTGGCGAGTAGGAGCCTTAGCAAACTCTGTAGCCAAACCACGGCCTAACTCTGTCTGAGCCGTTCTAGCGATCTGTGGCAAAGCCTGTAACTGACCACCTACGCTCGTTAAGGCACTACCGCCAGCCTGTAAAGCACGTTCTCCCATAGTTTCAGGGGCAGGAAAACCAAGACGAGTTAGCAGGTTTTCTACAGCACCAGTAGGAGAAGGAATCTGGTATTTCTCAGGCAATAAGACGTTAGCAGCCTGAGTTCCAACTTCAGCAAGAGGCAATGCTAGACCACCTGCCAATGCTCCCGGCGCACCACCAACCATAAAACCACCAGCAGTACCAGCAGCTACAGGAGCAGCACCTCTTGCAGCAATACCAAACTTACGACCTATTTCCTCAGTTACGCCTCTAGGCTGTGCAGACGCTAATGCTGCTTTATAAGCCTCTGCATCCGATAATGGACGATCAGACTCTACCTGATACGTTCCAGAACCCGGAATAGTGATCTCATAAATATTAGGAGGCATTAGCGAACCTTTCTTACTTTGACTCCAGCAGGTATTTCAGCAGCAGGAGCATTTTGCTCAACTACAGTACCTCTTAGCAAATCATCAAACTCACCACCATATTTATACGTTAAGGCATATTCTTGAGGAATACGCTTCAAAGCCTCATTTGAGACATTGATATATTGTTGTAATTGTTTAGTGAATTCGTCTTTTTTCATGCCAACTTTTAATGCGGCTTGAATTTTTGACAAACTATCCATTTCTGCAACTGCAACGTTACCCACAGCACCACCAGTCGGAGAAGCATTTCTCATCTGTGAAAGTTCATTCACAAATGCACGACCTAGCAAGTTATTAAGCAACTGATTAGCTGTATAAGGATCAAATCCCGGCGCATTAACAGTTAATGGAGACAAAGTTCCAGTTAGTGCCTCAATATATCCGGGATTATCTAATAGCTTTTGTGCCGAATCCCTAGCATCTCTTACATTTTTCAAAGCATAACTAGCCAAAGCAACAGTCGATGGCTGTTTCATCAACAATTCTTGCTTTAGTTTTGGTGGAACTATTGAATCTGGCTGGTCAATTAACGGCCTCTTAGATGCATCAACTAACGGTTTCTTTATATCTTTAACAACTTGTTTTGCTTCAGAAACAGTTGTAGGCTCAACAGCAGTAACTCTTGGAGCAACTGCTTCACGAGGCATCGTAGTACTTACAGAAGGTGCTGGTGGCTGACCTTCTTCTCTAGCCAATCTCATCAAATAATCAAGATTTCTAGGCTGTGTTGTCGTAGCAGGAGGAACGGAAGTCGGAACCCCACGATTTATCATTTCTTCTCGTGAAGTTGGGATAGGAACGCCAGCACCAGTCTCAAACTTGAGTTTCTGAGCGTCTAGGATGATCTTTGTCTGATCTGCTTCTGTTGGGGCATTAGCAAACTTTAGGACTAACGCATTTTGCTCAGGTTTCAACTGAGTCATATCGTTAGTGCCAAACATTTGGTATGCAAAGTTTCCTGCAAGTCCCTCAAACTTAAATTGCTTTCTGGACTGAGCAACTTCAGTATCAATCTTTTGCAATGCGGTAATAAATTCTTGCGGCTTAAGAGATTCTCTTAAAGACTGCAAAGTGCGATATTGTTCCCTGTATGATTCTGGAGCGTTTGCAATACGAGGAGCCAAATCAGTCTCAGCAGCCATTAACTGCTGTTGACGCTCTCTTAAACGATCCGCTACTCGTGTAGATGCTTCAGCCTTTACTGGATCACGCAAGCTAGAAAAAGCCCTAGCATCAGCCAAAGCACCTTGAATCTGACGCTCAAGATTTGCTATTTCTTTTACATTTCCTGCAACTTCAGTGGTGGGCAAACCACCATCAGCAGATACAGCAGTAGGAACAGCGGACGTACTAGGCATGCCTTTTTCACGCTCACGCTGGAACATACGCATTTCAGAGAAATACTTAATCGCATCAGCAGGATTAGAGCGAATATAAGCAACAGCAGCCGGGTCTTTAGCAATTTCAGGGTCTTGCAGCAATTGGTTAATCGCTTGCATCTGAGCCTGAGACTGTTGCAACTTCTGGACGTTAGCCATCTGGTTAATGCCAGATTCATAAGTCTGAGCAGCACCACCAAAGCCAGCACCTAGAGCCGATAGGACGTTCTGTAGCGGAGACCGACGATAGCCTTGTGGACTCATGCCCTGAGCCAATGCACCAGCAGCACTTAGCAATCCACCTAGATTAGCTCGTCTTTCTAATGCAGCCTGATCTTTAGGGTTAAGCAGCCCTTGATACATCGTAGGCACACCACCAAAGATATTTGGGATGTAGTCTTCAATAGCCATATATCACCTTAGATAAGACTAATAGGCTGTCTAGGAGCCATAGCAGCGAACTGTTGCTGCTCCAATGGGATAGGACTACCCCTCAACAATCCCGGCTGTGTAGCTGCTGCCATAGGTTGAGGATTAAGTTCATCCCTTAACATTTGACCACCTATATTCGTCATCAACGGGTTTTCTCTAGAGAAACTTCCAAATGCGTTAGGAATCTCTTTGACCGTTTGCATTAACGTAGGAGCAGACATAGCCGGAGTAGCTGCTGATACAGCACCCTGAGTCATTACAGCATTTCCACCTGCTTGTAGTGATCCTGCTGCTGCAGGAGTTCCTGCTGAGAAATAAGTACCACCAGCAGCCATAGGGTTAGCCAACTGAGTTCCAGCCGTAAACATTCCTGAGCCACCACCACCTGCCAATGCACCAGTACCAGTAGGAGCAGCAGCCGCTAGTTTTGAACCTGCTAAACCAGAAGCACCGCCAAATACAGCACCACCCATACCACCCAGTAGCGCACCAGTTAAAGGATTCCCACCTCTAGCAGCAGACATACCGCCACCTAAAGCAGCACCAATCAACATCGGTTCCATGCCAGACATTATTTACCTCCCTGCGGTGTACTCGTGGTCTTGGTCTCCAGTGGCGCACCATAGAAGACATTAGCAGCACGTTGCAATCTTTGCATCGGAATATCCTGAGCAGCCAATCGACCTTGGATAGCCTGTTGCTCGTAGCCTTCTCTAGCCTGACCAACCTGTAGGAGTCGCTGCATATCAGCATAGTCAGCAGCAGACATCTGTGGAGCAGCCTGAGAAGCCGCAATCTGTCTAGCCCTCTCAGCCTCAGCCGAGGAGTACGCTAATTGACCACCCTGTTCCGCTAATGCACGAGCAAAGATGTCCTGAGCCTTACCAGCCTGTTGACCCATCGCTGACGAGCCATAACGACCCGCTGAAGATGCAGCAGCCTGTAGGTCTTGGATGTTCTGGGTATAACGCTCACCCGCTAAACGGTTAGCCTGTTCTAAAGCACCACCTAGAAACGGATTAACGCCACGACCTTGAATCGTAGCGAGTTGTTCTTCCTGAGCAGCACGAAGTAGTGGAGAACCGCCTACAGCCCTCTGTTGAGCCATCTGTAGGGCTTGCTGAGTAGCCGCTGACGGAGATACCGCCAAGGTCTCAGGAGCCTCTGGCATAGCCTGATAACGCCTCTGAGCCTCACCTAACGAATAGGTAATGTACGGCTTAAACTCCGGGCTAATTTCCGTCTTAGTTTCTTGAGTACCGCCACCACCGCCCATATCACACCTCGCTTATCCATTTCCGAGGCTTGAATCCGTAGGCTTTGGCTCTACGTTCCCAGCCCGGCCTATGACTTGTGAAAGTTAGGTATTTGTTACCACTTTCCCTTGCCATATTTTTGATGAATTGTAAACCTTTTTGCACCATATGATAATCATTTTCTAACGTCCAAGCACACCAAACATGGAGTTCTTCCCCCAATGGCTGCAATACAAAGAACGATTTGAAATGGTTATCCTCTAGTCCAACCCATAACCCTGACTTCTGATTCCAGCAGTCCGTGTACACATCCTCCACGATCCAACTCTCAGAACTCACCGCTTTAATCTTCTCTAATCCAGCCTTGACGCTAGGCCACCACTTCCTTAGTTGGTCAGGCTCGATATATTTGAATTCCGTCATCCGACAATAATGTATCCGTAAGTTTTGTCAGCAGTAGCGTTAGCCCAATGACTAATCGTTGCTTGACCTTGTTGTTGTGTAGAAACGTATAAGTTCGTTGTAGCCGATGGTGCAACGTAAGACATCGTAACAATAGCACTAGGAACCGCTGGACGAGTAGGAGACGTACTTGTACCAAAATGCTCTAACGAAACGCTCGTGCTAGTCGTTCTCCACATAATCTCAGCATAATCACCTGCGTTCATTTCTATAAAGAAATTCATAGCGGCAATTAGGTGACTAGGATCACCAGAGCTTTTTCTTTGTGGTAAATGGAATCGGCTATTCGAGTTATCTATGTTAGTGCCGTTCTTCCTAAACCAAATATCCACATCCTGACCATCATTAGAATCGTTCTTAAATTGCAACGAAAACTGAATGTTGTAAATTCCATAATTCCTGACGTTTAGCCTAGAACTATTGGAAACGTAAACTCCATTGGAATAATCTGTTGTGTTAAAGGTAACTGCGTACCCTGTGGTCGTATTAGCCGCAGTCTGGTCTGTAGAGTCCTGAAACGCCCCATAGGGAGCCGAATCAGCCTCAGCAGCCGCAGATATAGGGACGAAGAAAATCAGGCTGTCGTAGCCTATACGCTCGTCGTAGAGGGTCGTGGTAACAGCATTGCTAGTCGCTAGGGTAATCCGGCCTGTGTTATTGGTCTTCCCGTCCATAACGCCACGAACGACTTCAGCAACAGCCCTCTGATCCCCTCCAAATGGCGGTAATGTACGAAACTGAGTCATCGATTACCCTGCTTAACGACTTCTACCTCTAAACCGACCGCTGTTTCCCAGTTTGCACCCGTCGGAGTCAGTCTTAGCCTGTGATACTCACCGTTAGAACGGATAGATACACGGTTTTCAGCATCAGCAGGTACATCAGAGCCAAATTCCACCTGATCCGACAGCAAATCCCGGCTAGCAATCGCTACAGAAGCACTACCCCTGTCCACAATCGGCTTAACTAACGTCACCGTAGACCGTCCAGCGTCAATATCACCCGTTGTAATGTTCGCAGTCTTAGGCTGACCAGAGAAAGATACGATCTTAGCCCCAACTACACCAGCAAAAAGTAGCTGACCACCAGCAAATACCCGTGAATCTAGTGGAATATCCAGCGCATCAAGGTTTGAATTGTAGTTATCCACCTGCTCTAACGTCGCTGAAGGTGTTAATACATAGGAAATAGACGTTGCTGTGGTATCCGTGTAAGACCACCTGTCTAAGTCTATCGAGTAAATCAACAGGCTCTTACCGCCAAACGTATTCTCAAACTTCCAGACAATTAACTTGCGGATAGGGTCAACCGTAGCACTCATTCCTATCGGTATCTGGCTAGGGATGACGTTATCAAAGAACCATCTATTGATTTTCTCTACGCCAATAGCCTTAACATTTTGACCATCGCAAAGGTAGAAACCGTCATCGGCTAGGAAATACGTTAGACCGCCGTACTGAGCAATCGAACCGTTAGAGATACATCCCAACGACCTTGAGATCGCATCAAATTGAAAGAAAAACGGGGAGCCTGTGTAGCTCATCCGATATATGGCACGTTCTAGGAAGATCAGACCATACTCGCCACCCGCTAAACCTGTAATGTCCCCACCGTCAGGGATGATCTGGGTATCCGACTGAGATGCAGCACCCGGAGTCCAGTCTGTCTCATCGTTAATGTCCGACCAGTAGACCTTGTTCGTGTCATTCCCATCGTTAGCCGCTACGACAAAATCCCGAACTACAGTGACAAACTTAGCCGTAGGTGCAGCAGCAGCTAGGTCAGTTACATAAGTAGAAACATTGATTTCGTAGGACTGTAGCTTATCCTGACCGTTAGCCAGAATCATCTTGCCACCGTACTGAGTGACATCCCATCCCTCTACAGCCGTGTAACCCGTAGTCGTTAGGGCATCTAAACTCGCGTCTGTAGAGTCAAACTTGTAGATTTGAGTCGCACCAGCAGCAAATAGGTTCGTAGCACCGCCAAACTTACCCGCAAAGGTAATCAGCAGGTTTTGAGCCGCTGCATCCGAGTAATCAGCCTCACTAGGAAATGCCGCATAACCGTTAGAAACGGGATAACAGTTCTTAGCGTCAGTTACCGCCCCTGTTACCCCGGGCTGATCTGGAAGCCATTCACCAAAAGCAATCTTTTGCATTATTGCCTCAACCAAGTATCAGAGCCAGCGTTCTGCTGAGTCCATGTGTCAGAACCACTATTCACGGGAGTCCAAGAATTAGACTCAGCCGCTA